TTTCGACCATGAGGTCTTCGATGTGGTCTTTCATTGTTCCCTCGTCACTCATAGCAACTCGATTGCTTTGCGTGCGGCGTCTGCCTGGAACTCGGCCATTGCCAGAAGTTCGCGTGTGAGAAGCGACTTGTCTGGGCTTACTGGATGCCGTGAACGGGCGTCCTCTTCCTTGCGCTTTGTCATGATCCAGGCGATGCCTTGCATGAGTGCAGCTGCTTCCTCGAATCTCATCTCGCTATCGAGTTTGATTGAGAGCGCAAGATTGCGGGCGACGATTTCGTCGATTGTTAATTCCATAGTGTTTCCCTCCACTAATTGACTACGACCCCGAGGTCGTTTTCCAATGTGCGAGACCCCCGTTTTGGTATAGGTATCTCGCCACTCGGATATTACAGGAAGCGTCCGTCAATGCAAGGACCACGTCTTGACGCTTGCAAACGGCTCTTGTGACTGTCTGCCATGACCCTTGGATTTGGAGCAGGCCGACATCTGGGCGACCGGTTGATTTCCTGACGGCCGACACAGAACGAGGGTTGCATCGTGACTCCCTGTAAGCAATCCTCGACATAATCGGGACCACCTTTGCAGGGAAGTGCTTACGAAGCAGAGGCTCGTAGCGGGGGCATGAGCCGGCGGCGGCGCTGGCGGGTTGGGGAGTGAATAGGGAGAGGATGAGCGTGAGAGCCATGATTGCTTTAGTCAATTTCCTGTACTTCGGTTGCCGGTCCCCACGTCAGGAAAGGCGCTGCGCGTGTGGCAACGGTTGTCCTGATGGTCAGACCTGTGTCGAGGTCCGTGAAGACCTGGACGAGTTTTGTGTTGTCTTGTGATACGAGTGGCGTGTAGCCAATTGTCCGGATCATAGTTTTTTGGATGCGTTCCAGAGTTTAATCCATGCCCAGGACATAATCCATCCTGCGAGGAATGAGTAGTAGAAGTCGATGTCAGTCATTTGGTTTCCCTCCGTTTTGGTTGACTTGGTCAGTATTACCGATGGTCGGGTCGAAGTGGCGGATTTCGACCCTGCGGGCGTGGAGGGAAACGCACAAGCCCGCAGGATCTAGCGTCCCGAAACAATATTGGGTCTCGAGGGCGCGTGCTATGGGCGCGGAATGGCGCGCCAGTTCTTTTCAACTAGGGCTGGGTTGTCGGCGTATGCGCGATGCAACTCGATATGAATCCAGGAGCCTCGGATGCCGATTGTGCTAGTCGTGTGGCATTTCCAAGCTGCTCGGTTGCATAGCCAGGTGCGGCCGTATTCGCCGTGCATGTAGTCATTGACGAGCGCGATGCCCAGTTGGTCACTGTTGGCAATAAGCCAGTTCAAAGCTTCGAGGCACATCTTGCGGTCTTTGTATTGCAGGTCAAGCGCAAGTCCTGCGGAGTGTTGCGACATGACGCCAGGCTTATTCCTGATATCTCGAACGACCCAAATTCCTAGGTTCGTAAATGACCATGAGCTACGCCGGCGGCATAGGTCGGAGAATTTGGTTGTGCCTGCGCGCGGACCCTTGGATGGTGTCTTGGCGGGGACGTATGGTTTTTTAGTGGAGGTCATTCGCTGGACGGTTCGAGGACGACTAAGGAGTGAGCGCCTGTTTTGGAGACGCCGTAAAGGATTTCTCCGCGTTCAAGGAAGAGAGAAATGGTGTCGTTGGTTGTGACTTTGAGACCGTTGGCGTTGGTGACATTACTGCCGCCGATGTAGCAGTCATTGCCGAGGGCGCGGATGTATATCCAATTGCTGCCAACTTTCGGGCCGTACACGACTTGAGCTGTTTCGGTCAGGGTTACGAGGGTTGTTTTCATTTGTCTTTTTTTCCGAAGATATTGGTTGGCTGTTCACCGGTGCGGGCATTGACGCCGTTCCCGATGCCATAGCCGATGACCATTGTAAGGATTGGGACACCGGAGGCCATGTCTATTTTGTTGGCAACCATAAGCGCGGTAAGGCAGAGAAGACCGACTAGGAGGATGATGAACTTGGGGGCGTTATTGACGGTCATTATTTGTTGTATCCATAGACCATGATGGTTGCGCCTGTGTAATTTCCGCTACCCGCCGTAATGGTGAACGCTGTGTATTGGGACGTGTCGCTTAGATAGCCACCAAAATTCATGGCGTAGGATGTGGTGCCTGCGCCTGCGCCTGCTGCTTGAAACATCGTATTTTTGGCAAGATTTGGTGATTGCAATTCAATTGATGCGGACAATGCGCTCGTTGTCCCGTAGCCAACCTGCCAAGAAGCCCCGTTTGCTTGGCGGTCAGCGGACAAAGTTGCAACAGTGTATTGAATTGAATAACCACCGTAATAGTAGCCAGTAGCAGTTGCTCCTAAAGTTAAAAGAATGCCAGACAAAGCAGAAGTGCCAGTACCGCCAGAAACTACGATTCGGTAGTTGTCAAAGTCACTTGAAAAAGCGTTTGAAACAGTCACGGCGGTATTGCCTGCGCCCATCGTAATAACGCCATTTGATGCGGTTGCAGCTGTGCCACCTGTTGAGGTGACGGTACACAAAGTGTTTCTCCAGATACCGATTGAGTTCATTTGTGCTGCGGTCAGAATTGCGCCCGATGTGAATACTGGTGGTGTTGCCATAATTGTTCTCCTTTTAGAAGGCTAGAAGGTTCTCATTTAGAGTACCGAAAATAGAGTCGTTGAGTGTCAGATACTGGTTGCCGTCTACCGACTCAAATGTGTAAGAAATTATGTGAGAGCCAGGAACAATCCGATGATCTACTCCCGAAACGATGAGCGTCTGGGTCTCTGATGTCGGTGTGCCGGCGACGAATGATTTCTTGACGGTTGCGATATTGGTGAGGTCGAGCGTGAGGGCCGTGTTTGCGTGTGCTGTGGATAGCGCGGCGAGTTCTGTGGAAAGCCCTGTGAACCGAAGGATTGGGTTTTGATATTTGCCTAGGAGATACGCGCCGAGTCCTGCGACTTCGGTCGTGGTCGAGTTGAGGAGGTCGAGCAAGGCGTACTGCTGGGACTGGTAAAGCGCAATAGATGTCGCGCTTGACGAGGTCTGGACTGCTCCCGCTGGGGACTGGGTCGTAATGTAGTTGTAAAGCAGCTCGTCTCCGAACTGGTTCACAAGTGACGAGTAGGGAATCTCGGTTGTGCCGTTCGTGCCGAACGCTGCGCCGGCGACTGGGTTGAGGACTGATGATCGTCCTTTAAATGTCAGGACCCCCGAGGCGGACATAAAGAGATATCCCTGCTCGGAAGTCGTGACAAGTTGCAAATAGTTAAGGACGTTTGTGTCTTGTGAGACCGCGTAAGCGCCGAGAGTTGACGACCCAATACTGATGGACCTTGCGCCTTGGTAGTTAATTTCTGGGCGGTCTAGGACCGTTGTGACGCGACTCGACGATGATTCGGCGGACGGTGTGAAAGCGTTTAGGGATTGGTTCGCTAAGACTTTGAACTGGTCGACGCAGGATGCGTACATGATGTCTTGATTCGCCAGGTCGTAGTCAAGATTCCAGTCGGCGACGACTCCCGTGTAGATGACGATTCCGTTTGCGGAGATGATGATTGGGGACCGCGGAAGCACGAACGGGTAGTAGGGCGATGACGTGTTGAGAGGGTCAAGGATGCGGGTTGCGTTGTAGAACGCTACTTGTGCGCTGCCGGCGTTGAATTGGTCGAGTTGACGGTTGCGGCCGCGTCTGATGTTGATGGACTTGACCAGGCTGGTCAGGTCGACAAACGTGATTCCGCCAAGGGTTCCGCGTCCTGGCGTGTCGAGGACGCCATAGGTTGCATTGTCTAGAAGGAAGGGAGTGCCGAATCCTGTTGTTGACTGGAACCCGACTAGGACCTGAATCGTTGGGGTACTCATGCGGGCGCAAAGACCGTTCCGTTTTGACGCTGGGCCGCGAGGATTGCGTCGATGATGTCTTGCCCGATGGATGCCGGCGAACTAATAAGTCCCGCGTCAATGTTGAGAGTCAATCCGTCAAATGGCCCGATGCCGCCGATTCCTGCGTTTTCAAAGCCTCCGCCGTAGCCCTCTTCGAACGGTCCGACCGGTGCCGCTGTGACTTTGCTGCCGACTGCTGGAGCCATGCCAAGGAACGGGGCTGCGCTTGGGGCTGCCGCAGCCGCTGGGGAATATCCGAGGGCTGCTTCGGCTTCCGCGGTCGAGGTGAAACTTCCCCCGTCGCCTCCTCCGATAGTGCCGATTGAGATGCTGCCGAGCGTTGGGATGTCTTTGCCTGGCTTGATGAGGTTGATGCCGCGGATGATGATGTTTGCCGCTGTGATCCAGGCGTTCGCGACGAACTCGAAATAGGTGCCGACTCCGTTTGCAACTGCTTTGACAACGGTGCGGAATGTTTCAAATTTCTTGTAGGCAGCCACGACCCCGACAACGACTAGAGCGATTGCGGCGGCGATAGCGGTGAATGGGTTTAGAGCCATAGCAAGATTGACTGCGGTGATTGAGAGCGCGATTCCGCCGATAGCAGCTGCGATTGCAAGGAAAACGTTTGGGTTGTCTTGCGCCCAGTTAGAGAAGGACGTCAAGATTGGCAGGATTGCTTCCACGACTGGGAGAAGAGCGGTCCCGACTGATTCCTTTGTTTCACCTAGCGCGACGCCAAGGCGCTTGAATCGTCCCTCTGCTGTTTCGGCTGCGTCAGATGCTGCGCCTCCAAAAGTTGTCGAAAGGATGCCCATGACCTCGTCGAGGGATGCGCCGTCTTTGATAATTCCTTTGAGTTCGGGGGACAGTTTTGCAAGTGCTTTTTCGTTTCCGCCGTAAGCCTTGGCGAGCGCGTCCGAGACGGTGCCGAGGTCTTTGCCGGTGGCGGCCGAGATGTCCATTGCAAGACTGGCTGCCTTTTGTGCTTCGGCAAGGCTGTGCGTCTGGGTCGCGAGTTTCGCAATTACCGGACGAAGCTCTCCGTCGGTCACGCCGAGAAGTTTGCCTTGCGTCGTAATCCAGTCCTCATTCGCTGCAATCTGTTCGTCTGTGGCTGTCGTTGTGCGGGCAATCTGACCTGCGAGGGCCTTCTGTGCCGCGGCGTCTTCCATAGCGCCTTTGACGGCGTCTCCGAGGGCAATGGCGAGACCTCCGAGCGCGGCGGCGGCTGGGATTGCTGCTTTCTTAATTGCGAACTGGGCTTTTTCGGAATTTGTCTCGAGTTGCTTAAAGCCTTTAACGGCGTCAGAAATTCCTGATCCGTCGAATGTCGAGATGATTGGTACGCCAATAGCCATTAGTTAAGTTCCTTGTCTACAAGACGGATTGCTGCTAGTGCGGCGCGTTTCATTTCGGCCTCGATTGCGCTTCGTTTGCGGTAGACCGCTGGGCCGATGATGCGGGTCGTGCCGGGGCGAAGGCGGCCAAGTGAGTCGCCGAGGTTGTTCGGGTTGGCTCTGCCGGCAGTCTCAAAGATTGCAGCTGCTTGATTGGTTTGCGTGATGTA